TCCAGGTTGGACTGATAATGTAGCAGGTGCAGGTAGATCAGGTGGTACTGGAGGTACATCTCCAAACTTATCAGGTCATACACATGCTTTTTCAGCAAGTGGTTCAGTATCTGGCGGTAATAACGAAACGGCTCCAGTAAATGTAATCGTAAATTATTTCATAAAAATAGAAGATATAGCAATATAAGGATAGGATTATATGAGTATTCAAGGTAAAAATAGTAAGTCCTATAAAAAGAAGAATGTTCAAAAACAGAACAATCCTCACACGGGTTTTAAGAACATTGCGTTTGCACATCAATTTGCAGCAGCAGGTGAAACATTCATTCCTTTTAATAGTTTACTTACACCACCAGCTTGGTCTGAATCAGGCCTTGTAAACCCGACAGCAAATGCTTTGCTTGGTGCAAACTTACAAGCGTTTAGACCAAATGTAACGGTTTCATCGTCGGCTCGTGGTCTTATTCAAAAAGAAGAATACATTGTACACAATAATAGAATTGAATTTAAAAATATAGTATCTCTTATAAACGAAGTATTTGAAGTTGAGTGTGCCGATATAATGATTACCGGTAATTTAATTGTAGATACAACAAGAATTAGAGTTGAAGATACGTTAGATCCAGGTGAAGATGAGTTCCCTATCGGTTATGAAGTTAACACAATGGATGAAGATATTATAGTATTCCGTGACGGTCAGCAAATGTTCCGTGATGATAATAATGCTGGTGATAACTCAGGTAACTATTATTATATAGATCCAACTAACAGTGGGAAATCATCGTTAATTAAATTTAACATACCAGCTGGATTAGTGGCCGATGCAATTTTAGTAGTAAGTATTGGGCATATTGTTGATGCACCTAATGTAAGTACGTTTGCTCAAATAGATTATTTAGCAGGTCAATTAGACGCAATCGTTCCAACGGTAGCAGCAAACGCAGGTGTGCCTGAAAGTAATTTTAGAGCAAACCCTAATAGAATCGATTTAAGACAGTTTGGTGAAAGACTGATAAGAATAGAAGCTGATGCAGGTAAATTAGGAGATGTAAAAACATCAATGCTTACCGAAGCACAATTTCAAAGTCTTCATGATCCTTCATGGGTTTTAATGGATGGTAGATCGGTAGTAGGATCTGACTATGAAACTTTAACAGGTGACAGTGTAATTGCAGATGCTAGAGGACAGTTTTTAAGAGCCGCTTCAGCAGATGCCTCAGTTGATCCTGAAGGACCAAGAAATCCAGGTGATACACAGGATGATGCAACAGCGGTTAATGGGTTAAGTGCAAGTACAAGTATTGCAAACGATACCCATGATCATAATTTAAACTATATTAGTCCTAGTCAATATTTTTATTCTGGAGTTAATAACGGATATTCTCCAGGACCAGGTGGTACTGGAAACACATTAGATGTTATTGATAACGACACCCATAATCACGGTGCTACTACTACTGTAAGTTCAACAGACGCAGAAACTCGTCCAACCAACTTGGCAGTTAATTATTTTATAAAGATAAACGTATAGGAATATAAATGAGTTTAAAAGTAAAACTTTTTTCAGAAAGAGAAGTTCCCATCGGCACAATACAGCCGTATGGTGGTGATGTAATTCCTGACGGATTTTTTCTTTGTGACGGTACAACAATATCAAGAACTGACTATGCAACATTGTTTGCAGCAATAGGTACAACTTGGGGATATGGTAACAATAGTACTACGTTTCATTTACCAGATCTTAGAGGAAACTTCTTGCGTGGGGTTGATAAAGATGAAGTTGGAACAGCGTCTGGTAGAGATACTGAACGTAACTCCAGAACCGCTTTAAATGCCGGTGGTGCTACAGGAAATAATGTAGGAACTTACCAAGGTGATAAATATTTTTCTCACGTTCATGGTACGGGTAATCACCGTCACCAATACTACGCAAGGGATAGAGTTGGATCACCAATGAGAAGTACACTAGGTGAATATGGTCCAGTCGATTGGGTTGGTTATAAGGCAGATAGTGATTTTCGTAAATACGGATATGTAACTTGGTATCAAAACCAAGGGTTTAACACTCAAGGTACAAGTAGTGAAACAAAAGATATTAACGCAAGTGTTAAGTATATAATTAGGGTTTATTAAGATGCCAAAAATTGTTATTTTTAGAGAAAAATCTATTCAAGTTGGTATGGTACAATCCCTTGCTGGAAACACAGTACCTCCTGGTTTTTTATTATGTGACGGTTCGATTGTTTCAAGAACGGAATATAAAGAGTTGTTTGACGCTATAGGTACTCTTTGGGGTAGTGGTGATGGAAGTACTACGTTTCATTTGCCAGACTTTCGTGGAAGACTTTTAAGAGGTGTTGATAAAGATGCTGACGGTAACAATGCTACTGGAAGAGATGTTGGAAGAAACACAAGAGCCGCATCAAACGCTGGTGGAGCAACAGGAAATAATGTAGGAACTGTTCAGGGTAACAGTTACCAACAACATAATCACGGTAGTGGTACATCACATACCCATACTTATGCTGTTTGGGATACTAGATATGTTGTATCAGGATCAAACACCGCATATCCTTACGGTTATTCGCTACCAAACAGAGGTAGTATTTACAACAACAATGGTAGTGGTCTAAAGCCAGATAGTGATGTAAGAAAATATAGATACTGGACAGATTATTCTGGTAACTTACAATCTAGTCAAGGTAGTGGGTCTGAAAACAGAAGTAAAAACGTAGCCGTTAAATTTATGATAAAGGTTTAGTGAATAAATGAAAACAAGAAAGTCAAGATTATTAATTAGTAGAGCAGTACCATTGGGTTCAATACAACCTTTTGGTGGCGATGTTGCACCTGAAAACTATATGATTTGTGATGGCTCAACTGTGTCAAGAGCTGAATTTGATACACTTTTTGCAACAATAGGGACGTTTTGGGGATATGGCGATAACAGTACAACTTTTCATTTACCAGATTTAAGAGGTTCTTTTGCAAGGGGGCTAGATAAAGCTGGTAGTGGTGCAGAATCTGGAAGAGATGTTGATAGAAACTCAAGAACAGCTTCTAACACTGGTGGTAACACAGGAAATAATGTAGGATCTTTTCAAAATAAAGGTTGGAAATCTCACAGTCACGGTAATGGTAATCATAGACATGGGTTTACTGCAAGAGATATTGGTGGTGCATATGTGCCAAATAGAGTAACTGGAGAGCTTGGACCACGAGATAGTACTGGGTTTAGGTCTATTGATAATATGGAAGTTTTTTACTTTACTTCACAATCTGGTAGTCCAGGAAGTACGTCGAACCAAGGTGGGGAAGATACAAGAACTGAAAACGCTAACGTAAGATATATAATTAAAGTAAAATAGGGAGATATGATGTATACAATAGAATGTGAAGAGGAATTTTTTACAGCTGAAAAAGTAACAATCCAACCAGGTGAGCCTTTATTAAATGCTTATGGAGAAGAACATCAAGAAGAACAATTTGATGAAAATGGTGATCCAGTACTTGATGAAAATGGTGATACTATTATGTTAACACTGTTAAATGATTTAGATCACGAAGTAGTGACTTTAATAGATAAAACTGAAGAAACAAAACAAGCTGAAATTGATGCGGCTGTTGAAGCTAAGAGAGTTGAAATTCAAGCTGAAGTAGATGCTTATGTAGCAGCTCAACAATATCAACTTGAAAACGGAGGGTCAGGGCCTTCTGCAAGTTTTGACGTAATGAAAATAGTAAACGAACATGATGGTGAATTTGAAGTAGAATTTACTGGAAGACACATATAAGGAATAAATTATGGCTGATCCAAATAACGTATTAACTCCCAGGATTAATGAGGGTGAAAATAGACTTACAGAGACTGAAAAATCTCTTAAGAAAAATCTCATCATAAATGGTGGAATGGATTTTTTTCAACGTGGAAGTGGAATTAATAATTTGTACGGGTATAGATCGGTAGATAGATTTAAAGTAGGTCATGGGACAGTAGATTCAAATACATCTCAAAATACAGACGTTCCAGGCGTAGCAAATATTTTTAATTCTTTAAAGATCACTCCAAACGCAACAAACACACCAACAGCAGCTCAGTTTGGAGTGATCGAACAATATATTGAGGGGAATATTTCGAGAGATTATTACGATGGAAAATTGGTATTATCTTTTTATTTCAAGTCTAACAAGTTAGGAACTTACTCAGCATACTTAAGATCAGGAACAGCACCAATAATAACGAACACTCAAGAGTTTGTGGTGGATCAGACAGGTTGGCAAAGATATATTTTTAAATATGATTTAAGTGGGATAAACAAGGACAATTATGGTTTTGATACCGATACTGAAAAAGGATTGCTTTTTGGTATAACCCTAACAGCTGGGTCTAATTTTGAAGCAACGACTCTAGGAGAGTGGGTTGATGGAAATTTTATTTCATCTCCAAATCAAGTTAATTTTTATGACAACATAGCAAACACTTGTTATCTAACAGGGGTTATGCTCCACGAAGGTGAAGTTGCTTCTGATTTCCAAAGAGCTGGTAGAAATTATGTGGAAGAATTACAATTGTGTCAGAGATATTATGAAAAAACTTATTTATTAGAAGATCCCCCTGGTACTTTAACGACTAATGGTATGCAATACTGGGCAAATTCTAGTAACACTTTAAATGCCAGTAGAAGGCCAATCTTTTGGGGTGTTAGAAAAAGGGTAATTCCTTTAGTTGTAACATATTCCCCCTCTAGTTCAACCCCCAATAGGGTATTAGGAAATAGTGTAAATCTAGTTGTTTGTGAAAGTAGGTGGCTAAGTTCTCAAGGTGGTTCTGTAGGGTGGGCAAGTTCTATATTGACAAATATACAACTCCATTGGACAGCAGACGCAGAATTATAATAAAATATAAACAGGATATAATAATGAAAAAAGTATTAATATGGAATGAAGAGTATGAAGGTAGGAGAATTGGGCAAATCGAAAGAATTGAAGAGGCATCTCAAATTGACAAATGGTCTCATCATTTAAAATCAAAAATGATTTCCCTACCTTTAAATGAACCTATAAATGACATAGAAATTATGCCAGAAATTATTTCAGCTAACCCAAGTTCTTTCCTTAAACTTATTATAACAGAAGCTAAAGACGAAAAATGGGTAAAAGAAGGTGAAGACGATCAATCTACACAGCCCATGATTCCTGAAAGATGGTCTGATGGTATTACAACAGTTTATTCTGAAGATGAAGTGCCAGTGGTTGACGGTGAGCCTGACGTTGATTTTCACCATTTTCAAGCTACGGAAGATAACTCTTGGACTTACGTTCCAGCGGTTGAATACTCATGGGAAATTGTTGACGATGAAGAAGCTATTCAGGCAGACGCTCAGAAAAAAGCAATTAGAGCTGCGGTTACTAATGCAATTAGTTTTGGCCAAAAACTTTTAGTTGACTTTGCTTCTGAAAATGTAGAGATGGGAATTACTCAAGATAACATGACAAAAACTGTTAGACAAGCTATGTCAGAAGTTGCTAGTGCAATCCAATCAGGATCTTTATACGATGCTATTGATGAAATCGATTCAATTCCTGCGGAAGATAAAGATGATAAATACGTTACAGACGAAAGACTTGCTAGTTATAAGCAAAAGATACAAGAATACCTGGAGAGTTAATCACACTTTCCAGGTTTTTCCATTAAATATAACGCAGTTTTAACACCAAAATACATAGATCCTAACATTCCAGTATAAAAAAACTGTCCAATCTTAGTTTCAGCGACTTGTTTAGCGTATTTTGTAGGTGACACTAGCTCGTGAGCACATACTTTATTCCCATCGGTCATTACCGTTAAACCAAACCCAAATACATTTGTTATTATTAATGCTGATAGCACTATTGTCATTAAATCTTTCATAATTCTCCTATTTAAACGATGGTCCACCAACCCATGAGATTAGCGAATATCTTGTTCCTTTAGTAACTTCCAATACTTCATGTAATAAAAATGAAGGAAATACAATTATAGAACCTTGTTTTTTCTCTGCTTTCTGGTAATTATCATGACTACAAAGTATTTGAAGATCCCCACCTTCAAAATCATCAGGATCTGACAATAACACAACAGCACTAAGTTTTCTTGGTATAAGAGGTTCACCACCGGTATCCATATGAAGCCTGTATTTTCCACCTTTTGTATATTTTGTTAATTGAAAAGGTTCTGCGAATCCAGATAATTCAAATCTAAAATAATCTTCATTCATACCTCTAACGACATTTTCTATTCTTTGAAATAACCAGGTATTATTTAAACTAGGATTTATCCAGGCATGTGAAGAAACTCTAATATCCGGTGTTTGTTCTTCGTCTGGTTGGTTTGTTTTTGAATCTTCAAACACCCCATTATTCATGTTGATAATTTCTTCACACTCTTCTTTGGTAAATACATCGTCAGCTTTAACAAACATAAATTTTAATACATCTAATTGTCTAAACCCATACGGTATGTTGTTTTCCATTGTTTTTCCTTATTGTAAAAATTCGTCTTTATCTGTTTTTGCAAATACTTTAACATTCATTACTACTCCATCACTTGCTTCAAACATATCAAGTAATAGTATATCAAAAAGACTAGAGACATCTTCAATAAAAACCTCTGCGTCCTGATCCATATCTTCTAAAAGCATTATTAATTCAGCTACTTTCATTTGTCTACTGGTATGAATGGTTTTTCACAAACATAACAGTCTGTGGCGTTATCTATTTGGCCTTCATCAATGTCTTGTACTTGTCCACAATGAGGACACTCTGCCTGTAAAGCTCTCCAGGTAGCTGCCGTTGGCACTTCGTTCTCAGTCATTAGAATCCTCCGTTTGTTTTAAATACTTAAAATCAGTATTGTTTGGTCTTTCATTTCTCAGTTTTCTGGTGAAACTACCGTAGTTAATATGAAGGTTGGTTTTCCTCCAAGCTTCCCTGGCACATTTATAAATTTCTCCAGTTTTAATATCTATCACTTTTTTCCCTATTCTTGTGTTTGTTTTTTTAATTTTTATTTTTACTAAATCCTCTTGTCCAACATATCTTAAATTAGTCTTGTTTACATGACATCCATTTAACATGCCTTTTAAATAACTATATTTGAATTTAGATGTATTTGAATATTCTTTTAAACTATCCCACTGTTCTCCAGTTTTAATATTTATAACATATTTTTTAGCACCTCTTTTTGATATTCTTTCTGTCCAACTTTTCTCTTCTTCACCTAAATATCTTAAATCTGTCTTGTTAAAAGAGCCTCCATTTAATAAATTACATAAAGTGTTGTATCTAATACCATTTGCGTAAGCACATTTTCTAACAGTATCCCACTGTTCTCCAGTTTTAATATTTATAACCTTTTTCTTACTCTTTTCTGGAAAACCAGAATTTTGACCTCCTTCTCTCATATTATATCCGTTAGGCCACAACGTGTTGTATTTATGTATTAATAACCATTCTTTGTAATTTAATTCACTTAAACTATTAGCCCCATCAATCTCTTCTATTTTAAATTTATCCCAACCATATTTTCTAATAGCATTATATAAAGGTGTTTTATTTGACTCTCTTAATGCACCTTTATGTCTAGACCACCTTCTATTGATAGTTCTTACTGTTTGACCAATGTAAACTTTGTCGTTAATTGAGTTGGTAATTTTATATATTATCATCACTTCTTTCTATCATTATATTTCCTTTTTGTTATACTTTTCTTGTAACCATTTTCTTAGATCATACAAGTCACTGTTACATTTAGAAGCTTTTTGTATTGCGTTTGCTTGAGTCACATAACACCGTGACCAATCATTTTTCATATCATTATATTTTTCGGTAGCTTCAATCATCTTCATTTGATATTTATGTCGTTGCCTATTAGCGTCAATGTTTTTGGTGAATAGAAAAATAATAGCCACACCCATAACTATCTTGGTTATATTAAGGTCTATCCATCTGAAAAATCTGTCTGCTTTACTTCTCTTTCTCATTATGCTCAAACTCCATTAATAATTTACCATCACCTGTTGCTACAGTTTCTAGTGTGCAATTATTACCATTCACATCTACTTCAACTTCTTTGTTATTCTCATGATCCCACATGTATTTAGTATATGAATCGTTAGCTGTTTTTAACGATGTGTTGATTATCTGTTGAAATTCATCAAGACTCAAATGTTCCGGTAAAATCAATGTAATATCATGTGCATGTTTCATACACTTACCTCTCCCTTAAGCTTACCAGAATGTTCATATCCCGTCAACTTAACGACCTCTGAAATCTCTTCCCAACTCATTTTATGACACTGATTGTCAATAAAGTACATTAAATCGTCTTTTTGAAGATTTATCTCTAATTTTGGAAGTGGTTTATCTTCACGTTGAAGTAATTCCCTTGCCTGGTCAAGATGGTTGTTATATAGGTGTAAATCTCCAAAAGTATGGATAAAATCACCCACTTCAAGCCCTGCATCATGGGCTACCAGGTGCGTTAAACAGGCGTATGAGGCGATGTTAAACGGTACGCCCAGGAATAGGTCTGCTGACCTCTGATAGAGCTGACAGCTTAATTTACCATCTCTAACGTAGAACTGGAACATCGCATGACACGGAGGAAGAGCCATTTGATCAATCATTCCAGCGTTCCACGCATTTACCATTATTCTTCGACTATTTGGATTATTTTTAACTGTTTGGATTGCATTATAGAGTTGATCCACAGACCATAGATCACACTTACCGGTATTTTTCATTTCTTCGGCAGCAATTTTATCAGGCTTACGATTAGCTAGTTGCCAATCTCTCCATTGTTGGCCATAAACAGGGCCTAAGTCACCATTTTCATCGGCCCACTCATCCCATATCTTTACCTTACGATCTTGTAAGAATTTAACA